AAGAAATCCATCATTATTATCAATGGTACTCATCCTAACTAAAGGTTCTAGAAAAGGCTTATAGGGAAGCACAGGAGCTGCTCCCTCAATAAAAGTATTCTCGATAAAATACCTTTTCAAAAATTTAGGACCTTTATATATGAAAACTCCAGTGGCATGATCCACTTCTGATAAAAACTTTTCATACTCCCTATAATCCCGTAACTCCATATTACAATATCGTCTTAAAAACTCAGCGAAACCCGAAGCGGAAATAATACCACGAAGCACTTTAGGAAAGCACCAAATGTGATCATCTCCATATATTATAAATCGAATAAGACCAATCATAATAGCATCATTTATAAAAAAAGCTATCTGAGGATGAGAAGACATGAGATGTGTCAAATATAAACAAAAACACAACCCCATTATCCATGAATCGCCGTGAGACGTTTCAGGACCACCGGAATACATTACTCCACAAATAACTCTCCATATATTACCAACCTGCAAGGTTACTTTATTGGCAACATGATACATAACATATGAATAAAGTCTTTTCATAAATGCTCTCTGCTTATCGTTCATTTTTTTATAATTATAATAACGACTTCCGCCTGCTAAATAAACATAAAGCATCCAATCCGTAATATGCTTATCAAGGGCCGTTATATCACCATCAACCCATATGAGGTCTTTAGAATCATAACCAAGGAACTTAGCTATCTCATACCATTGACCATCATAGGCGGAACAACCTATCTTAATAACATTACCACGTTCTATCAACATACGAATTTCATGAAGAAGAGAAGATATCAACATTAAGGGGAGTGAAGAAATAAAAAACTCTCTAGCCTTAAGTTGCAAATCTAACAATTCAGACAATAACTTATCAAATCCATATCGCCATTCACCTTTAACTTTAGTGACACATAAATGCATAAATTTAGAATATATGCCATCACGTAAATCACACATTATTCGGTGAGTAACTCTAGCCGCAGGTTCAAATATATAAATCTTCTTACCCGCATTACGAACATTAACCCTAACACCTTCAAATTCAGTAGTACCACTAGCAGCACAAATAATACCACCGGACGTATTTAGCTTAACCAAATCTAAAAAATATTTCGGACTATACATAAAATCAAAAGCACCTACAAACTTATCAGTACCCAACATAGTTTCAAGCATTCGAACAGAAGAAGGAAG